GAATTGGTTACATTGAGTTTGCCGACCCTGAGGATGCCGACACAGGTGAAATCCGCTATGAACACTCCACTAACAACATGGTCTTCTCGACCAACGGCACGTCAGAAGTCATGCGCCTCGACAACAGCGATCGCCTCTTAGTAGGAAAGACTTCTGCTGATAATACCACAGCAGGTCATCGCTTTGATGGGTCTGGGTTTATGTCGCATGTGCGTGATGGCAACACTCTTGCGGTGTATAATCGACTGACATCTAATGGGGAAGTGTTACAGTTTCGCAAAGACGGCTCAACAGTGGGGAGTATTGGGGTCGGTGCAGGTGGTTTGGAGGTAAGCAGCGGTAACCTCATGGTGGGCACAGACTCCGCGGGTTTCGCTGCTGAAGGCCATGTCTTCCGTGACGGGGACTATGCCAGCCATACCGTCGATGGTGATACGGTCATGCTCTTGAATCGCACGTCAAGCACCGGCAACACGCTACAGTTCCGCCAAGACGGCACATACAGGGGCGCTATAGGTATCGCCAATACCGACAACTTATTTATTTCAGGGGATGCGTCACACTCTGGCATATCGTTTGGTTCTAACAACTTATTGCCCTTTGCCAATGGCGCACTGTCGGATAGCACGGAAGACATTGGCTCTGTTTCTCATCGGTGGAGGCATGGCAATTTCTCTGGCACCGTTACTGCTAATGCATTCGTAGGTGACGGTAGTGGTCTTACCGGTATCAGCGGCGGAGGTGGCGGAGGTGGCAGCACTATTAATAGCTCACTTAGCTATACCGCATATGGGCAATCGGTAAGTTTTACTCATAGCTCATCTTTCAACTATCTGTATTCTGCTAGTTATTATAATACTGTTCCTCAAGCCTTACATAACGTTATCGGAGGTTCTGTTCCAACACCGGCTAGTAGCATTTTAGTAGATTTTGAAGGTGTATTAACATTTAACTCAGCCGCTGGAGACACGAGCGCGTCAACGACATATAAGATTAGAAAAGTATATAGGACATTTAGCTAATGATAATTTATATTAATAAAAAGGATAATAGCATTGCATGCCTTTCCGGTAAAGTTGAACCTTCAATGCAAGCAATGAGCGACGTTAAAGAAGTAAATGTCCCTGACAATGTTTTCGATGGAATTCCAGAAGACGAATGGTCAATTTTAGAATATGATTCGGCTAATAATACGTTGGTAAAAGATCCAAATATGTTTAGGTTAAATAGTGCTGCCGGAAAACAAAAACTAATTGATGAATGTAATAGGATTGCACTCGTACCCCAAGGCTCTAGGACCGATGACGACAATTTCATTGTTATGCTAACTGCTCAGTACGTTGGCGAGGATCGAGTTAACGAAATTCTGGCAGATAATGTGCTTACCGATTCAGAAATTTCTGATATCCTTTCTTACTTGAATGATTCTGCATAATATATGACTTTAAAAATTGATATTGATTATAGCGTTACCGATTCTTTAGGAAAATTTATCGACAGGACGCTGCGAAATGAAAGATTATTTAAATTTATTTCACCTGCCGCAGTAACCTATGAAGATTTTGTTGCATGGAAAATTCCTAAAGATGATGTATATTTAACAAAAGGACCAGGTACTGGTGCCGGTTATATGCGTTTGACCGAAGACATGGAAGAACCAGAACTTAGGTACGCAAAGCATGCATTAAAGGCGGATGAAGTATCAAATGCTATTCTTTATTCACCAATGTCTGGTATGTTTTGGCACACCAATTCTGACAGTCCAGGGACAAGAATATATTATACTTTTTCATTAGATAAATCGGTATTTAAATATAAAGATCCGTTGACGGGTGAAATTCATGAAGAACAAGACGAGGTCGGATGGACCGCCAGAAAATTTAACATCCCACGTACTGGAAGATTTTGGCATGCCGTCTGGACTTCCGGCCGGAGATTCTCCTTTGGTTTTAACGTCCTCCCAGACGATATATGAACCAAAAGATTATTATAAAATCTGGTATAAAGCTAGGCAACACGTTCCTTTTAAACTAATTAATCTCAAATACATTAAAATGTTTGGTGAGGCGTTACAGGGAAATTTAGATCCTAAGCGAATTGACTGGGCAGAAAAACCTAGAGAATTTAGATACACCGGTGGATACGCTAATTTTCATTTGATGAGATTTAGCAAAGGATTCTATATTGATATGTTTCCAGTTTGGGGTTATTACAAAGATGCTCCTGACACCGAAGACGCATATCAATATTTTTTAAATCAGAAAAATGACCGCTATGGTCAACACGATGGTATTTTTGTAAAGCAAAGGCCATATACACTATTTCCTTTGCAAATGACTGGTAGAAAAGACCTTAGAGAAACCTTGCGTTATATGGCATGGGCAACTGCCAGTAAAACATATACAATCTTTAAAACACACCCATGCCCCGGTGGTGGTACGTATTATGATAAATTGTGGGAGCAAGCCGAGATGATGGGTATTGCCTCTGAATATACTGAACTTGTTGATGGATGTAGATCTGACGAAATGATCCGCGGCGCAGATAGAGTAGTAAGCGTTGATAGTGGTTGTACATTTAAGGCTATCTTATACGATATCCCTACATGCACCTTACGAGGTCCATCAATGACAACAGATATTGTGCCATTGGTCAAGACAGATAATAGTATTTTAGATGTTAAGCCAGTACCGAAAAAAGACAAGATGCAATGGTTGAATTGGTTTTATAATAGAGTATGCATTGATTTTCATAAAAATGATTATGCAGAAAAACTGTTAGAAAAACTTTGGAAATATACTAAAAAGGGAATGAATGACCATGAAGTCCATCAGTGGTGAATATTATACGGATCCATGGCCGCACTTAGTCATTGATGATTATTATGAAGCCGATGTTTTTGATACTATTAAAAAACATTCTAAGAAGTTTTTAAGTAAAAATGTAGATGTAAAAACAAGAAAACAGGCGTTTCCGTTTGTAAATGACCCTGAGCTAGAGAAGGCAATTGAAAGCCGACCTATTGATGCGTCATATTTCGATCTATTTACAAATCATAGAGAACACGAAGAAACGCTCGAGCTTTATTGGGAAGTTAATTTTTTATTAGGACCTTATTCGTATCCCATTCATGACGAATCTAGAAGAAAAATATTGTCAAACGTTGTTTATGTAGATCCTGAAGAAAATGAAGGAACTAGATTATATGACGCGAATAAAAATTTAGTAAAAACTGTAGAATGGAAACCGAATCGGGCTTTGATTTTTGCTGCCATTGACGGTGTAACATGGCATGATTACACTTGTCCAATAGGAAAGGCTCGAATTACTATTAATCAGTTTTTACAAAATGAAAATCAATTGAGGACTCAAGAAAAGTAATGAATCCATTACTACATTATATCGAGCTAAATCTAACTGAGCTGTGTAACTATACATGCGCCTTTTGTCCAAGAGGACATGGGTATCCTAATAGTAATCTACACATGACTCCTGAAACTGCCGATATGATTGTAGAACAGGTTAAGCAGTTAAACCAACCAGTAGCAATACAGTTAGCTGGTCGAGGTGAACCTACACTTAACAAATACTTTGATATTATTCTACAGAAACTATTGGATCTTCGTGAGGTCGCACCTGTCACATTAGAAATGAATACTAATGGAAAATGGGTTGACAAATATCTACATTTGATTGAACAAATGGATGATGTTGTCTATAATGTATATGCAGAAACAGTTGAAGACGCAGATACGATTCAAAAGAAATATCCAAAGTTTCGTGTAAAAGACAAGAAAGATGCCAGTAGTAGAAACTGGAAAACTAGAGCAGGCTTTATTGATGATCAAATCAATCCTGAACCAGTTTATCAACATCACAAATATGGCGCGATATGTCACAAACCATTTGAGGTAGTCTACATCAATTGGAATGGTGACTATAACCTTTGCTGTGATGTATGGAAAGATATCGAAGCGCTGGGTAATATTGCTACAGAAACTATTGGCGAATATACGACTAAAAATAAAAGAATTAAAGAATACAGATCCAGATTGATTCGCGGTAAACGTGATATGGATCCGTGCAAGGATTGTAATATTCAATGTAGCATTGAGTTTTTACATCGACTTGAAAAACTAACACGTAATGAAAAAAATTAATGGCACGTGGGTGACAAAGCCCAGCATCAGTGTTGTGAATATTTTAGAAAATAATCTAGAATATCACGATGGCATGGTTAAGTTCGCTGCAGGATATTGTTCATCGTATAGACGAGCAATTGATATTGGTGCTTGCCATGGTTTGATAGCATTGCAATTAAGTAAACTATTTGATTGCGTCGAGGCCTATGAGCCGTATTCTACCACATACGAATGCCTGGTAAAAAATACAGGACATATTGATAATATAACTTTGCACAACATTGGTCTTTCTGACAAAGAAGAAGAAAAAACCATATATTATATCGATAACGATGGTCGTACAACATATGCCAAACCTCATATTAATAAAGTTATGAGATATAGAGATACGATTCGCAAAGAAAAAACTAAGGTAAATACTTTAGACTCATATAATTTTACCGACGTTGATTTAATAAAAATTGATGTCGAAGCATACGAAGATTTTGTTATTAGAGGAGCACTTAAAACTATTATCGCATATAAGCCTGTAATTATATTGGAAGAAAAGCCAAATAAAAAAAGCACAATCTACTGCCAAAAAGTAATGGATACTATTGGTTATGAAGCGGTGAAAAGTTTTAGGGATACAGATACAGTATATGTACACCGATCGAGCAGTAATTGAGATTAATGGCGGATGCAACTATTCATGTGCAATGTGTCCGCAAACTAATCCAGGGCGTGACAAATCTTTTTTGAAGAAAATGTCATTAGAAACATTTGAAGATGTAATTAAACAGACTAATCCAAAAGTAGTTAATCTCGATGGATCTGGTGAGGCGACTCTAAATAATAACCTTCCTCAATATATTGAGATTGTCAAGAAGTACGGAGCAAAGGCCTACATCTTTAGTAATGGATTTAAAATGCACGGTCAATTTATGAAAGACTGTGTTAATGCAGGACTTGACTTCTTTAGATTTTCTATTATTGGTTATAATGCTGAAAAATATTTTGAATGGATGGACAGTCCATGGTTTGAATTAGTTCTTAATAATATGTACGAGATGAGAGACTATGCAAAAGATTGTATGGTTTCAAGTTACCATTTGATTTTAGATAACGATAATGTTGAATACGAAAAAGAACAATATCTAAAATTGACAAAAGGTGGACCAGTCGAAATATGGAAAATGCACAACTGGTCTGGCGTATATCATAGTGATCGTAAAGGCGAGAAGCAAACTTGCGGTAGACCATTTAGTCCTGATTTAGTAGTCAGAGCAAACGGTGTTGTACATCCATGTTGCCAGGTTCTTGGCCGAGATGTTGAAGCTGACCTTGGTAACATACATGAGAATACAATTGAAGAGATTTATAATGGCGAAAAGTATGAACAACTTCGCCAAGATCACTTATCAGGAAATTGGCCTAGCTATTGCAATGACTGTGATTTTTTGTTAAAAGATCCAGAAGTGTTGGTCTACACAAACTATGCCCAGGAAAATGTCATGAACGGTGCCAGTTTTAGTTTGAGTGACTTTAAATAATGTATAAATAGAATAATAAGAAGAGTAAACTAAAAGGGATCAAATAATGGCTAGTCCAAACTCTAGAGCCACATTGATTGATTATTGTAAAAGACGCCTCGGTGATCCTGTTATCGAAATTAACGTCGATGACGATCAGGTAGAGGATCGTATCGATGAAGCTATTCAATACTATCAAGAATTTCATTCTGACGCAACATTGCGTGGTTATCTCAAGCATCAAGTAACACAGACAGATATCGATAATAAGTACATTACTATTAGCGATGATGTGCTATTTGTTTCTAAGATGCTTGTTTTGCCTGGTGGCACTAGTACTAGCCGCAACATGTTTAGTCTTAAGTACCAAATGCATTTGAATGATATTTCTCAGATGCACAGATTTAATGGTGATCTTGCATATTTCGAACAAATGCAGCAATATCTTGACACGCTAGACATGATATTGAATGGTGCACCAATTATTGAATTCTCAAGAAAACAGAATCGTGTCTATATTCATGGTAACTTTGAAGACAAAGATATTCTTGTAGATGATTATATTGTGTTTGAAACGTATAGCACTATTAATCCAGATTCTCATACTTCGATCTACAATGATATGTGGTTAAAAGCATATGCAACTTCATTGATCAAAGAACAATGGGGACAAAACTTAATGAAGTTCGAAGGCATGGTTTTGCCTGGTGGTGTACAGATTAACGCTGCTCAAATTTATGGTGAAGCACAAAGAGAAATTCAAGAATTAGAATTTAAAATCAGATCCGAACGCGAGTTGCCACCGGACTTTTTCATGGGTTAATAAATGGCTAAAAGCATCTATTTTAGTGACAAAGTCGCATCGGAGCAAAATCTGTATGAAGACATTGTCATTGAATCACTAAAAATTTATGGCCAAGATTTGTATTATTTGCCAAGAGATCTAGTCGATGAAGACAAGATTTTTGGCGAAGATCCTTCGTCGTCTTTTAATTCTGCATATAAAATAGAAATGTACATTGAAAATATCTCTGGCTTTGACGGTCAAGGTGATATCTTCAGTAGATTTGGTGTTGAAATTAGAGATGAGGCAACATTCGTTGTTGCAAGAAAACGTTGGAAGCAAACAGTTTCTAAATTAGACAATGATATTGCCAGCGAGAGACCTAGAGAAGGTGATCTGCTATATTTGCCAATGTCTAATTCACTATTTCAAATCATGCATGTTGAGCATGAACAACCTTTCTATCAGCTAAATAATCTTCCGACATATAGACTTCGTGCCGAATTGTTTGAATATAACAACGAGCAACTTGATACAGGTGTTGGTGATATTGACGCTATCGAAGAGGACTTTGGTTATCAGTACGTTGTTACTATTCAGGGTAACAAAACTGCAACTGCTACAGCGAGTATTTCATAATGACGGGTCGTGTCACATCTCTTTCTATTACTGATTCTGGTTTCGGTTATACTACTGCACCAGGTATCACAATTTCTGTTCCTGACCAAGATTCGGCAAACGCTACTGCTACTGCTACGGTAACCGCCGGGAGTGTGGATCATGACGGCATAACGATAACCGACTCTGGTTCTTATTATGTTAACATTCCGACAGTCACAATTGCTCCACCACCCGGTGGGCATGTTTCATCTGCTAGTATCGTATTTCCTGTTGCGGTAGGACATGTTAATCAGCAAATTTATCAAACGACTGGCGGTAGTGGCACAGGGTTTTCTATTAGAGCGACAAGTTCTGGCGGATTAATTAGTTTTGATATTATTAATGCAGGT